TTGTAAATAAAACCTGTCCAAGTCCTTTATCTTCTGCGATTAGAAGTTCATTTTTTACAAGAGCTTTTTCTATATTAACATAATTTGAATTTATTAAACCATGCGGGCTTGCAGTCTCAATATTAAAAACTTTTGAACCTAAATCAGTTACATTCAAAATTTCAAAATCTTCAGTAAATAAATTAGTATATTTTGGCAATACGAATTGCAATTGTTTAATTATATCTTCTAACTTAGCCATTTTATTTTAACCTCACATGACTTAAAATGCTTGTTTTTATAAAAGGTTTATTTTGTTTAATTGTGTCTAATAAAAGTTTTCTTTTCTTCATTTTCGATGTGCCTTCTTCAAGAAAAAGAGCATAATAAGCTTTCTTTTTAAACCCTACAGACATTTTCCTTCTGCTCAATATCTTGTAATTTGCAGCTTTTCTTAATGTTCCACTTCGTTCTGCAGGGTATTCCCCGGGAGCAGAGGCTTGATGAGAGCGTCCTTTATATCTATATATTCTGCCTGTTTTAGGTGGGGATAAAATGCCTGCTTGCAATTGAGTCACGATTCTTTTCCCTATTACTTCTAATCCCTTTTTGATGCCATTGTCAATAAGCATTGGCCCTTTATTTGAAACAAGAACGCTTTTTGCTCTTTTATTTATTCTTACTGTTATCATAATTTATTTACCATTTTGAAGATTCTTTTGACGAGTCGCCTTTTAAAATACAATTTAAAGCTAAGAAATTTTTCTCAAAATCAATGTCAGATAATGACATTATTCTATATCTTATACTACTAAACAAAACTCCATCACCAACATTAATTTCTAGTGTATCAAACGTTTCATATCTTATGTAAAAAATATGAGTAATATCTTCTGCTATATTTACCTTTGCGAATTGGTCTATTTTATTTGCTATTTTTACAGAAGCCCAAGCATACCCCTTGTCAACAAAGTCATTTGTAAAATCAACAGAATCTGAAATTGGAGATTTTAAGGTTCTTTCTTGAATAAGGATATAATGCTTTAAATCTCCAGAACGAATGACTAATTTCTTACTATATTTTGCTGTTCTTGTTATCGTCATAATTAGCTCTTTATATTAAAAATATTCCAATCTATGTTTTTCTAAAATATCAATTACTCCATGCGGTATTTCTGTCATATTTTCTGGACTCATGGTTTCTCTATATTCATAATAACTTGCTACAAGCTTACAAATAGCTGTTCTTAAATCATATGGCAATGTTGTTGTCGTAAACCCTGCCTTGAAGTCAACAACTAATGGATTATATCCTCTTGATCCAATGGGAAAATCAGCTTGATCTTTTTGAACTATTTTTGAATATTGATCAGCATTTATTATGTCAAAATCAGCGACATCATAAACAGTCTCTGATTGATCGGTGTCATATGTTTTGATTGATACTATTTCAGTAATAAAGCCCTTTTGAATTCTTAATGAAAATGCAACAATATAATTAATGTCATCACAAGTATCATATAAATATTTATATGTATTATTAGTAATTGCCCGGCTAGTATAATCTTCTATATAATTTTGTGCATAACGAATAAGGTCTTCAATTAGGCTGTTTTCACTGTCATGCGTTACTTTAAGATAACCCTTAACATAAGCCAACGTAAGAAGAAGATTAACTGATTTATCGATTATTTGAAGCATTTTTCTTTGCCTTCTTTTTGTTAAATTTTTCTTGTTCTAATTTCCCCATCTCAAGAGCCTCTTTTTCAAGTTTTTCTTGTTCTAGCTTTTCCTCTTCAAGCTTTTCCTTTTCAAGCTTTTCTTTTTCAACCTCTTCTTTTTCAAGCCTTTCTTTTTCAAGTGCCTTTTCTTCAATATATGCTTCTTCTTCGAGAACAGCATATTTATGCTTTATCATCTCTACGCTAATATTATATGGAAGCTCATATTCTTGACCTGAAATAAATTCAACTGCCTTATGTTCGATGCTCCATTTAAAGGTTTTTAATGCTATTATTTTCATAATATCCTCCGAAAAATTGCGATACAAGAGGAGCAATTAGCCCCTCTTGTATTAGTTTTATAAATTAACTTCTTGAGCCCTTGTTTCCTTTTATAGCGACCGCACTAAACGCACCGCCGTCAGTAGTTGCTGTTGATACCAACTTAATTCTTGCATATCTTTTACCGCTAACAACACCGATAAATTTAACTGTGTTATCATCAGTAAGGGCAAAAGAAATTGCAGTGTCAAGCAAGGTATCAGCTAAATTAAAATCTTTTACAACAACAACTTCATCACCCATTGCAGGCTCATCTCCAGCAAAGATTTGAACTGCAAAAGCTCCGTCTGTAATTGTCTCAGATTTAACCGCAAAAACTAAACTTTCATAACCTTGAGTGTCAATAATTTCTCCGACTGTTGTTGTATCTGAATCTATTGTAAGTGCCGTTAACGCATTTACAACCTCAATATTTGAATATAAATCATAAGCTTGCATAATATTAATCTCCTATTTTTTTATAATTAAAGTTAAATTTCAACAATTAATTAAGCCTTTGTTTTTAAAAGTTTAATAGCCTCTTCCATTACAACTTTTCCAGTTGTATATTTATAGAATGTAAACTCAATAACTCTTTTGTTCTTTCCTGTATATTCATCTCTTAGCATTGACATTACTATAGAATCAAGAATAAGATAGCCTTCGGAAAGATCGCCAAAACCTACGGACAGCGAATTTGCAGCTCTGTCTGGCATGTCAGGGAAGACAAGATAGTTATAGCCATTAATTTCAGTGGGCATGGTTGAGCCACCAATTTGCCAGGCATAGTCCCCTGTCACACTATTTCTTTCTAATCGCAGTTCTGTCAATGTCTTTTTATTGAAGAAATAAATCTCATTATACCCAGACTTTGTTAATCCCGACAAAGCTATAACATCATCTATTGAGATTACATTTGACGTAACTGTGTCTAATGTTTCAATGCCTGGAGAATTCAATATTCCAAAAGGCGATTTTACTCCTGTTCCAACAAGGAATTGATTGCCTTCTTCTTTTGCAAATGCCTTTATTGCTTTTGATGTAATTTCAGAGGTCATATCAAAAGCTGAAAAAGATAACATATCGCGCGTTATTGGAATGGTTGTTTGTTGCGGAAATGCTGTTAAAGTTTCTGACTTATAAGTTGGCGTAGAATAAGTCCCCTCTTCAATCTCTTTTTCAAAAGGAGCCTTCGGGATCCCAACTCCGATTGGAATTTCAAGAGTTTTACCGTTAATTGTAATTCCCCCTGAAACCGCCCTAACATTAGAAATTTCCTGTATTTCATTTAATATAAAAGTAGCCATTTGAGCTGGTACGAGAAAGCCACCCTGTGGGCCGACGTCTGTCCTTAAATAATCTTTATACTCAAGTTGGGCCACATTAACTCCCTCAAAACCCTTTTTAGCATATTCATTGAGCGCCTTGTATTCGTTAGTTTCTTTAAACCCATATTTTCCGCTTGCAGTTCCTGACACTAGTTTTACTTGCGATAAATCAATTAGATTTTTTTCTAATCTTTCTATTTTTTCAGCTTGCTCTTTTGCTTCTTTTTGAGCCTTAACTTTTTCTAAAACTAACTCTTGATTTTTTACTTCAAGATCATCAAGTTTTTTATTGAAGTTTGTAATTTGCTCTTCTGAAAGTTTTGTTTTGCCTTCTACGTCATCTCTTAATTGTGTGATAAGAGTGTTCATAGTCCGCAACTCTTCATTTGTAAATACATCAGCCATTTTATTTGCTCCTTTTCATAAATTGAATTGTTTGAGTTAAATTGTTAATCATTTCTTTAAATATCTTTTTTGCGCCTTCATTTAACTCATTACAAGCTAAATTTTCAACATGCTCATTACAAGCATTTCTATTTTCAAAATTATTACAATTTGATAATATTTCTTTTAAACTTATTACAACGTCATCAGTTTCTCTTTTTGTAAGTCCCCTTGCTTTTAAAAATTTGCTTATATCTCCAAACGCATTAAACGCATTTCCTTTATAGCTTATAATTTTTGAATCTTTGTGTGCAGGAATAGTAACAAGAGCAACCTCAACCAAATCAATCTCCGTTAAATATCTTTTCCCATTTTTTCTATATGAATTTTTAGCTCTAAAACCAAAAGATAAATTTTTTATTGAACCTGTTTTGATTTGCGGGATGACCTTCCCCCTTACAAAATCGTCATCAAAAGGCATTATCGCCTCAACATATAACCCCGTGTCATCCTCAAGAAGTATTGCTTTACCTATCGGATTTTTAGGGTCATGTTGCCAAACAAGAGTTCTTTCATTTGGATTTTCTAAAATATTACTATATAATAATGTTTTCTTAAATGCTCCTTTACAAACAACATCATTGTCATCATCAGAAGAATTAAATATTGAAGCATACGCTTTAAAAGTAAAAAATTTATCTGTCTCATCCATTGATTTAATTTCAAAAGACCTTGTTATTTCTCCTTTTTCAAGAGACTTATATTCAAGATTAATTTTATTCATTTTTAACTCAACTTCTTTCATTGCCTTTTCTTCCATTGAATTTTCTTCTAAAATTTTATCAACAAGACCATATTTTTTTGCTTCTTTTGCACTTAGCCAAAAATCTCGCTTCATATCTTCGCGCAAAACGTCAATGCTTTTGCCTGTGTTCTTTGAAAGAATAGCCAAAATTTGTTCATTAACTTTTTTTGCTTCTTTAACGCTATCGTCCATATCATTTATTTGCCCATAAGCAAAGCCACTAACTTGATGCAATAAAACTCTTGCATTTTTTCCAATAAAACGTTTTCCTTTTGTTCCATTTGAAAGCAAAACAGCCGCACAGCTTGCTGCCATTCCTAGACAATACGTTTCGATAGGGAAGCCTAAATTGTTCATTGTGTCTATTATTGCCGTTAAGTCATTTACATATCCGCCATGGCTATTTATATACATTCTAATTGTCGGAGCTTCAAATTCAGAGTCTTCACTACTATAAAAATTCATTTCTTTCAAATGATCATAATAAAGTAAATCCATAAGAACGCTCTGAGAAAGTTCCTCGTTAAAATCTTGAAAAATCATTATTGGATATTGTGAACCCTTCATGTTTATCCTCCTGTTAAAATTCCGGCATAACGATCGTCTGTTAATGTAACAAAAAAAACTAATTCTTTACATCTGCACCGACTAATGTTTGCCGGACTTCCTGCTGGGTCTCTTAACCCCGTGTCATCCTCACGAAGTGTTGCTTTACCTATCGGATTTTTAGGGTCATGTTGCCAAACAAGAGTTCTTTCATTTGGATTTTCTAAAATATTACTATATAATAATGTTTTCTTAATTGGATATTGTGAACCCTTCATGTTTATCCTCCTGTTAAAATTCCGGCATAACGATCGTCTGTTAATGTAACAAAAAAAACTAATGCTTTACATCTGCACCGACTAATGTTTGCCGGACTTCCTGCTGGGTCTCTTGGGTACATTAAGGCCTCGCCCATTACGATAAATTTGCTTGTTACAAGAATAGGGTTTGAGAAATAAAAAGAATCTGCCAAAGAATGCGCCGGCCTTACTTTATTATCCCCCCAATCTTTCCATGTCTTTACGCTTAGTGCTCCTGATAGTTTTTCTCCGTCTATCTCAGCGTTGCTTCCATTTAGTGCCTTTGCCTCTGCAACCTTTGCTTCTCCTGCCGCACTTCCAACATTTAGCCCTGCTATTTCTTCTGCTCTTGCTTCAAATTTTGGTTTTAAATTATCAACAACTTTATCAACAATAATTTTATTTGTAATTAATTCATTACCTTTTCGCAATTCTTCAATAACTCTATCTGTTGATTCTACCATCTGCCTTGTATTTGTTGCAATAATAAATTTAGCCTGACTTATTGAATTTGCATCAATAAATAGCAATAGAGCCAAAGCAACCTCTTCTTCAATAATACTCTCTTCATCATCAGTGAGGCCAATATCGCTTTCTTTTCTTTCGTAAAGTGATATTGACTTAAACTCTTTATCCCTTGATGTTCCTGCAAAAACTTTCCCAGTTTCTTTTTGATATTCTGCTATTATGGCAATAAAATTTTCTTCATAAATTCTTTGATCAGGAATTAGTCCAATTGCAATGTATTGTTTTTTTAGGTCTTTAAGAATGCGTTTAAACAAAACAATCAAATCACGTTTAAAATCTTTAATGATGGCCTGCTCTATTTTGTCTTCTTTTATAGCCTGTTGATTTAATTGTTTGCGTGTTGGATTAATTAACACTCTTCTCTCCACATAAGGTTTAAATATTTACATAGAGTCACAAAAAACTTAGCCTTTGTTTGATAACATACTGGCAAATCATCATAAGCAACTAAACAAGGATGCGTCTTTTCTTGTTCATTTTTTTCTTTTCCATATTTCCAGCCTTTTCCTTTTTTATGCGCAATCCATTCATCATGCGACTGCCTTTCGGGGCTCACAACTTCTCCTTTTTTTCTATTTAAAATATATCGTTCAACTCCAAACATTACAGATTCTTTTTGCTCTATCGAAGACTCAGCCCAACACCTTATGGAAAAATCTCCAAGGCTCTGAGAATATACTCGATTTATTTCATGACAAATTATAGCCATTGCCTCTATTTTTGGAGTTCTCTCTTTTTCTTCAATTACATTACCCTCCATTGCATTACCTTCCATTAGTTTGACCCCCTTTATTCAATGCTTTTAATGCTTTATCTAAATTTGACGCTTTTATTGATTGATTTTGTGATGATGTTGAGCCTATAGGGGCAAGTGCTATTGGCTGATATATAACATCGCCATCTTTTCCGACATCCTCAAGGCCTTCGATGTCTCGCAATTCATTTAATGTGTAAATGCCTGTTTCTCTTTTCCTTAAAATGCTTTCATCAAATAATAGTTCAAGAGCAGGAATTTCACGCAATAAAAATGTTATTTTATATCTATCGTCATATTGTTCTGCAAAAAACATTTTTGTCAATTCTTCGAAAAATCTTGTAGCCATTGGAATTATTGCAAATATATATAAATTTATTCTATCGTTCAGTTTGTTGTTATATGTGGAAGATTTTGGATCATAGAAAGAGGCTGGTATTTCAAAGGTTTCGTACATGCTCTGTTTTGCTTGTTCGTTTAGCTTCGCAAAGTCCATGTCCTTGTTTGACATGTTCATCGGTTTGAATTCTCGGCCTTTATTAAATACCATAATCTTTCCAACATTATTTGAACCTGAATATTGTTTCTTAATTTTCTTTTTTGCCTCTTCTAATTGCTCGTTTTTTACAACACTATCAACTAATAAAACTCCTGATGGAGTAACTCCATTTGTTAATATTCCAATGTTATGCGTATTGCCCTTTATATACGCCTCAATAGCAAAATAAATACTTGACAAACTGCTAAACCCTCTCTGATTTCCATATTTATAAAATGGGTTAAAGTCAATTATTTGATAAATTTCTTCTTTTCCAGAAGGATCAAAATATCTATTGGTTAAATTTTCTCTTGTATAGGTTATTGTTTCGGTTGCTTTTGTAAGAATGATTTGATAAGGCATATAAAATCCATCAGACATGACAATAATATCTGCAGGGTTTTCCCAAAATAACATGGCCGTGTCAGACTTTCTGTCACTCCTTACTATTCTAATGTATGTCTCGCCCGTAACTATAAGGCTTGATATGTTAGAACAAATAAATTCATTATAAGTTTTGTCTGAATTTGGTTTTTTTAATATTTTGAAAATATTTGTAGCAGGAATTTTTGGGTCATATTCTCTATATTTTTCCCCTGTCTGTGTGTCTTCAAGCAAAATATTAATGGCGGCGGTTCCGCTTGCTATTAAATCAACTGACCTCGTTATCACATGAACTCTTGCCCAATACTGCCAGGCTAACGTTGCTTTTACATCATGCCATCCTATTGAATTTAATGCGTCATAACCAAGTATATCAAATGCTTTTAAAGCAGAATTTTTATAGGAAAGAGCAGAATAATAGATAGTTTGTATAGCTTTATTTATTGTTTTAAACATTAAATTACCTCACAAAAGAAATCTTCTTCAATGTTAGCTACAGCCTCTATATACCAATATCTAATCGCATCTATCGCATGGTTAAAGGCGTCAATAGGCTTATTCGTTAAAATACCTTCTTTATCTTTTTTGTAACTATATGACTTAAACTCTTTTTTTATGCTTGGAGAATTTACAATATTAATCGTATAGGACTTTAATCCTGATAATCCCGCCTCAATAGACCCCTCTCCCTTTCGCGCGCCTTTTATGTTATAACCTTTATTACTAATTTCTGCAATACTTTTCGGCTCGGCGCTATCTGCAAATATTTCAGTATCCGATACATTACATCTTATAAATTCAGTCTCTATGGAGGGCCTGCCCTCAATATTTGCAATATTAACAAGCCCTGTCTTATAAAAAAGTTCTCTTACATAAATTTCACCATGGGCAATGCAGCACTCAACAGCAACGCTTGGATGATTTGTAAACCCAAAATCAAGACCAATTCCATAAAATTTTCTTTCATATTCTGTTGGAAATTCGTCTTTTATATAATAGTTTTTAAAGACAAGGGCTTCGTTTACGCTACCCCAAAGTCCAAGGCCTGAAGTTTTATAGGTTTTATAATTTGAAAATTTTACAGAAAGATATCTTTCTTTATTTTCTTTTGAACAATATTTATTTGTAAGGTAATTTGAATGTAATATTATAACATTTTTTTGTATTGACTTTACCCAAGAAAACAATCCATCTTCTTTTTCATAAGAAGAGGCAGGGGGAAAGAAAGCTTTATTAATCCAAGAACGAGATTTATCCGGATTAAATGTTAGTATTATTTGTTTTAATGCTCCAGGAATATTACTTCTAACTGACCAATCAATTGTCTCAAAGTCTTTTTCTGTTATTTCGTCGGCTTCCTCTATCCAAACTATTGACGGATTTACAATTGATTTTAATTTTGTTTCTCTGTCAAGTCCCCGGGCTATTAAAGAATTAGTATTTATAAGGCATTTTATAGCGAGAGGGCTTACTGTGCAAACAAAATAATCGTCAAGATTCCAATTGCTTATAATGTTTTTTATTTCTAAATATTGAGTATCTTTTATATCAGCATATATTTTGCGTAGCAAGACTACTTTGCAATATTTTTCTGACAATAAATTATATACAATCTTTTGAGCAATATTAAGAGACTTGCCAGCATCTCGGCTTCCGTAGCTTATTAAAATCCTGCTTCTAATTGACATTAACTTAGCAAAATTATCATTTGCATACAAATCTTTGTTTGATATGTCTATTTTCATGTTTTTATTATAACTTAATTCTGGATAAATTGTTTAAACGAAGCTATAAATGATAATAAGATATTTCTTATTGTCATTTTAAAATAAGAGGGGGCTGTCGGTTACTTTGCATTTCACAGACAGCCTCAACCTGTTGAAAGCGTCCTTGAGGGAAAGCGCCAACAACATGATGGTGAGGTAATCAATCTCACCTTTATTTATTATGAAAATTTACCATAGAGTTAAAATTTCTATAACTCTTCTTGAATAAAGCTCATCGTCAACTATTGCCATACATATTATCCTTTATTCTCATTAGAAGGCATCGACAATCGTAATGGCACTGGCCAATTCCTTACTGGCCGTAAGAACTTACTGCCACCAAGTATATATCGCTTCCTTAGCATATCCCGAATGCCGTTTTCCTGGCCATTGCCTTTTTCCTTATACAATCTAAACAACGCCATGTCATCTATTTGATATAATTTCTTTTTATTGTTCATTAAAATAGTCTTCATTTTCTTTATGAGAAAAAGGAGGAATGACAGTTATTGTCAAATCCTTGTTATTTGTTGTATGATCTATTTTTTCAGATTGATACCCATAATTATTTATCAGCACAAACTTTGTCATTGAGGGATTTGTTTTTCCTAAAATTCCATATTTAATTAATCTTGTCTCTTGTATTTTCTTTATTTTCTCTATAAGATCATTAAACTCAACAAATTTTTTTGATAATGTTGCGATGATATTAGCCGAATAATCGTTCTCTATAAACAAAAATTCATTAAAAAATATATTTGTTTGTTTGGCTTTAATCCATCTTAACAAATCATAGCCTAATTGCATCGCTCTTGATTTTGGCCACTTCTCCGCATATTTATTTCCTATTGGAGCAGGGTTTGGGCTTCCTTTTAATTTTCTGCTCTTTTTCTTAATTATCTTTTTCGTATTTTTCATAATATTATCTTAACCCTATATCTCCTTCAAAATACATATAAAACAAAAATACATTAATAAACCTTCTTTGTCCTGCCTTGCGTACCTTAAAGTCATCTAAAATATAATTATAAAGGTATTCAAAGACATTTTCAATTTTTGAATAACTCTCCCAATTTGCAATTACTTTTGACTGTATCTCATCAGCAATATCAAGATATCTTTCAAGATGTAATTTGACGTCTCTGCCACGCTGAAAAAATGATTTAAAGGGCATAAAGTATAGAGCAACGGCATCAACCATATATGTACGAAAGTCATTGCTTAATCCATTTTTTCATCTATCGGAAGGTTTAAGCAACCGGCCATATCTCTAAATTCGCGCTCCTGGGCAGAATCAAGAATAATTTCCTTAGAGCGTATTCTTTCGCTAAGATCAACTATAATAGTCAATATATCTTCTGTTTGAATTTTCATTTTTAGGCATCCCTTTTAATTATTATTTTTAAATAATAACATATTGTGGTTATATTGTCAAGTAATTTTTACATCTATTATTTCCATTTAATTTCCTTTTTTTGTTTTTTTAAGCATAATATATTATGGTAATGTTCTCAATCTTGTTATTGCCATGCGGACAACCTTATTTCAATAGAATAGACCACAATAGTATTCCAATAGCATCGTTACAAATAGAATAACCTTTTCTATAAATTCAAACTAATATGAGATTTTTTATCAGTGGGAAAGCCTTCCAATTTCTTTAATAAATATTATTGATTTTTTCTATTTATTTTATATTGAAATTTATATGTTTTACCATTTTATTTTTCCTCATTACTTTTAATTATCCCTCTTGTTTTCGATTTTTTGAATTTAATAGTTTAAATGGCTTGTAATGGATTTTTATTTTTTATAAGCGTCTTTGTATAAATTCACAATTAAAATGAAACCATGAAGCTAATAATGGTATTATTTTTCATTGCAGATGGCTCAAAACATTGTTAATGTTAACTCCTGCCCCCTCTCTCTGCTAGAAAGAGGGGGCAGGATGGGGGGGCTATATAGCCCCCCCCATCCTGCTCCCCTCTTACCAGCAGAGGGAGGCTATCTATATGTTGCATCATCATAGAAATAAACAACTTATAACGACGCTAAAAATCAGTAAAAAAAGTTTATATTGATAAAAAAGCCATAACCCTATATTAACATAGATGATGCATAAATGTTAAAAAATAACCGATTTATGCATCATCTATCACGCAAGGAACTTATGGCTTTTTTATTTTTTAAAATGAAAAATTCGTCATCATAACTCTATTAAAATCAGATGTCGCACGCTATTATAAACAGGTTATTAACAGCCTGTGTTTATCATAAATTTAAAATATCATTAATAATGCAATTTAAAATATAGTTAGAAATGGTAGGATTTTATTGTTTAACAATCCATCTTTTAGATTTTTTGTCAGGAAATGTTTTATTTTCAACTTTAAAAATAAAATTGTGAAATTCAAGAGGATATTGTAACATCTGTTCTAAGTATCTTTCTATAGTTGAAAGGCTTTTCTTTGAGAATTTATTGATTAATTTTACGTCATTACCTAGCCCTCTAGCAGCATCTTTTAATGACATAATCATAACGTCTCTCATAATATAAGCTAGCGAAGAGCGCACGTCTGAACTATCAGAAGCCGTTGGATTTTCTTTTATAACATTAAAGCTTCCGTTGTTCCATTTTAATAAAATTTCTTCACCTGCCTTTGCATAGTTTGATTTTTTTCTAGTCAAAACGATTGCATCTTCAATTGTTTTGTGTCTAACAAGTACCAGCCTATTCCTTACTGAATTTGACCAGGCAGTACTTCCAGACAATATATCAGATCCGGCAACTCCTGCACGTGATGGATGGGCTAATAACAATATTGTGCATTGATATTTACTTATAAAAGTTCCAAGAATTGTTTTAATAAATTTATTAGCGTATTCTCTTATGTTTTCATTGCATAAATATATATCACTTAGGTTATCAAGAATTAATAATTTATTGCCAGGGGGCATGTTTAACAAGGCTTGCTCTAATTCAAAAAAGAAACTTCCCCGAATAATATCATTGTTAGATTTGTTCATTTTCGCAACATCATTATTTTTTCCTGCGCGCGGCCATAAAAATAATTGCATATCATCTTCATTTATAATATTAAATAAATCCTTAAAAGATTTTTTTATCATGTTTTTTCTTCTATGAATTTCCTCTTCTGAGTCCTCACAAAAAACACAAAGAACGGGAATTTTTAAACCTACATTTAATCCTAAAAATTTATTATTGCTTGTAATTGACATTGCAAGTTGAAGAGCTATTAAACTTTTTCCAAATCCGCCCTCTCCATATAATGATGATATTTCAGCCAAAGGCAACCAGTCCTTTATAAGCCATTTACGATCAGGAGCATCTCCTTTAAACTCTGAAATTAATTTTGGAGCATCTGCAACAGAACTTTTTTCTAAAAATTCAGATGCAGGAACTGCAACAGCAGGACTATATCTTGACACTGACTTTGCGATCAATGATATTTCGCTTGAACTTAACGGAGGGTTTATTTGTGTTTTATTTATAGCCGTGAGGGCATGGAGTATTCCCTCATAATTAACACCCTTGCTTCTTAATACTCCGGCAATTGAAACTAGCGTAGAATTACGAGAGCCTTCTATTGCTACGATTTCGCCTTTATTTTCAATTTGATTAACAAGAATTTCTTTGCGTTCTTTTAATAGATCAAGAAGCCACTCTGGTGATTCCAAAATAAGAGCCATTGTTGATTTGGGTGTATATATCTTGTTATTAATTATTGAGCCTGGAGCAACAACATAAGAGCCTTTTGAGCGAATATCAACGCCTTTAATTATACCGACCTTTGTTGCACACGTTCCTTTATAATAAAGATGAAGGCCAAGCCCAGGAGTAGAAACTTGAAATGTTTTAAGACTTTTTCTGACAGTTTCTATTTGATACTTTTCAATGAATTTATTGAATTCTTTGAATCCGTTCTGATCGCCATGCCTATCTATATCAACAACAATAAGATTTGAGGCCTCGCAATTAATACCCCAATTTGACTCAGGATGAGCGTTACAATAAGTGTTAATAGATTCTATTGAGCAATCTATTGACCATTTTTGCCAGCCGGCAATTGGAGGGCTTTTTTTGTTTCCTGCAATAGGAAAAATACGAAAACCCTGATAAAATAAAGTGAGCAGTTCTTTTATTTGCATATTATGCTTTATTCCAAATCTTTTCTTCTCTAATTGTAAGAATGTGTTTTTGTCTCCATACATTATTTTCTTTTATGCACCAATTCGGGTTTAGAGTATAATTATGAGCGACATATACAGCTTTATTTATATGGCCATGTATTTGAAAACCAAATTTCAGCTAAAAGTTCAGCTTTATTTATATGGCCATGTATTTGAAAACCAAATTTCAGCTAAAAGTTCAGCTTTATTTATATGGCCATGTATTTGAAAACCAAATTTCAGCTAAAAGTTCAGCTTTATTTATATGGCCATGTATTTGAAAACCAAATTTCAGCTAAAAGTTCAGCTTTATTTATATGGCCATGT